AACTTTTAGAATATAAAAAACCAGAACCAGTAACTATCGAATCTAAATCAAAACCTTCAACAAAAGATGATGATTATCAGAACTCAGAGGTTGAAGAATAATGGCAAAACCATCAACACGTCAAGGATTAATTGATTACTGTTTAAGGCGTCTAGGTGCTCCTGTCCTGGAGATAAATGTTGATGATGACCAAATAGATGATTTAGTTGATGATGCCATCCAGTACTTCAATGAGCGCCACTTTGATGGTGTTGAGAGGATGTACCTTAAGTATGAACTACAGCAAGCAGATATTGACAGGGGAAGAGCAAACGGAACGACTGGTGTTGGAATTGTAACCACCACAGCAACTTCTGTAGATAGTGGTTCTGGATCTTTCACATCAAATTTTTACGAAAATTCTAATTTTATTCAAGTTCCAGATTCAGTTATTGGAATTGAAAAGATATTTAAATTTGATACTAGCAGCATCTCTGGTGGGATGTTCAGTATTAAATATCAATTATTTTTAAACGATCTACATTACTTTAATTCTGTTGAGTTATTGCAATATGCAATGACTAAGAGTTATTTGGAAGATATTGATTTCTTATTAACAACTGATAAGCAAATCAGATTTAATAAGCGTCAAGATAGAATGTATCTTGATATTGATTGGAATGCACAGAATGCTGGAGACTTTTTAGTTATTGATTGTTATAGAGCACTTGATCCAGATTCATTTACTCAAGTTTATAATGATAGTTTTGTTAAAAAATATCTAACATCATTAATCAAACGCCAGTGGGGACAAAATTTAATTAAATTTAGGGGAGTTAAATTGCCAGGTGGTATTGAATTAAATGGTAGAGAAATTTATGAAGATGCTGAAAAAGAAATAGAACAACTCAAGCAAATAATGATGCTTGAGCACGAATTACCACCTCTAGATCTTATTGGATAATGTTAAACCCATTTTTTCTACAAGGTTCTCAGTCCGAACAAAGACTTGTTCAAGAACTAATTAATGAGCAACTTAGAATGTATGGGGTTGATATTACCTACATTCCGAGAAAGATAGTTAATAGAGATACTATATTAAACGAAATTCAAACTTCTAAATTTGATGATAACTACACTGTTGAAGCATATGTCAACACATATGAAGGGCATTCTGGTGCTGGAGATATTCTAACTAAATTTGGAATGTCACTCAGAGATGAGTTGACAATTACAATATCGAAAGAAAGGTTTGATGATTTTATTGCAATGTTTCTTGAAGGAGAAAGTGATGATGAAATTGTTGTGTCTAGTAGACCAAGAGAAGGTGATTTAGTTTATTTTCCTTTTGGACAAAGATTATTTGAAGTTAAATTTGTAGAACACGAAGATCCTTTCTATCAGTTAGGTAAAAACTACGTCTATCAACTCAAGTGTGAACTCTTTGAATATGAAGACGAAGTTATTAATACATCTGTTGATGAAATAGATACTCAAATTCAAGATGAAGGTTATATTACTACACTAAAACTTACTGGAATTGGTGAGACTGCATCAGTATCCCCTGTTATCAATACTGGTTATGTAAGAGAAGTATTTTTGAATAATGATGGAAATGGTTATACATCAGCACCAATCATTCAGTTTGATGATTCACCAGTATCAGGTGGAACTGCAACAGCAGTTGCTATAACAACATCAGTTGCTGGTGTTCGTTCAATAAAAGAAATTTTATTAACAAACGCTGGATTTGGTTATACTTCTTCCCCCCAAATAACAATTTATAGTGGTGGTGGTGTTGGAGCAGCAGCAACTGCTTCAATTGAAACTACAGATAAAGGTGTTGTTTCCTTTGCTTTAGTCAATGCTGGTTCTGCATATCCTGCAGTTCCTATAGTTACGGTTGCTCATCCATCTGTAGGTGCAGTTGCAACAGCATCTACCACGAGTGGAATTGTTACCTCAATTACATTGACAAATCCAGGAACAGAATATAAAACTGCACCCACAGTTACATTGTCAACACCATCTTCTGGTATCAATACAGCAACAGCAACAGCAACTATTGGTACTGGAGGTACGGTAACCGGATTTACAATTACTAATGGTGGAAGTGGTTATGATGGATCTGTAATAGTTTCAATCTCCAATGAAGATTCAAATAAAAATGGTATTAGAGCAGTTGCAAGGGCAGAAATTTCAGAAGGAAATGTTGTTACTGCGGTAAGAATTGTTAATCCTGGTATTGGTTATACAGAAAATCCAACAGTTACTGTTGCAGATCCTCCAGCAATTTCAGGTATTGGAACATATCAATTTAATGAATTAATTACAGGAGAATCTTCGAGAACGACAGCAAGAGTCAAAGAATGGATTCCTGCATCAAATACACTTAAAATTTCCTATGTTGATGGAACATTCACAAATGGTGAATTGATTGTTGGTGCAGCATCTTCTGCAACGTATGCAGCAGATTTTTATACCAATGATGATACTTATGATAAATATACTGACAATGATTCTATTGAGACTGAGGCAGATCTCATAGTTGATTTTACAGAATCGAACCCTTTTGGTAATTATTAATGTTAGGCACATATTTTTATCACGAAGTAATTAGAAAAACAGTTGTTTCTTTTGGAACTCTGTTTAATCAAATTTACGTGAAACATGATGATGCAAATGGAAATGTTGAAAGTGAAATCAAGGTTCCACTAGCATATGGTCCTGCTCAAAAATTCTTGGCAAGATTGGAACAGCAGGAAGATTTGAATAGAGCAGTTCAAATTACATTGCCAAGAATGTCTTTTGAAATGAATAGTATTTCATATGACCCAACAAGAAAAGTTTCAATAACTCAAACTTTTAAGGCAGTAGATGATAATAGTAGAATTAAAAAAGTTTATATGCCAGTGCCATATAATCTTGGATTTGAGTTAAACATTCTCACAAAATTAAATGATGATGCTCTTCAAATTGTTGAGCAAATTCTTCCATATTTTCAACCATCATTTAATATTACTGTTGAGTTAGTAAACTCAATTGGAGAAAAAAGAGATATACCAGTTGTATTAGATAGTATTTCATTTCAAGATGATTATGAAGGTGATTTTTCTACTCGAAGAGCTTTAATCTATACATTACAATTTACAGCAAAAACATATCTGTTTGGTCCCATTGCGGATAGCACAGATGGAATTATCCGTAAGGTTCAAGTTGATTACTATTCCGATACCGATAGACAGAAAGCGAAGAGACAAGTTAGATATACCGCTACCCCACAGGCAAGAAAAGATTATGATAATGATACTGGATCACTAACAACAGAAACTATTGATCTTACAGAAACTGTAATTGAATTAAACGATACTTCTGGTATTGCAGTTGATAATAGAGTTATCATTGATAGTGAGATTATGAAGGTAACTAAGTTAACTAGCACTTCTATAACGGTTAAGAGGGCACACAGCGCGACAATCGCAGCAGAACACCGTAAGGGATCAAAACTCAATGTTCTCAGCACTGCTGATGATGCTCTCGTTGCACCAGGTGATGACTTTGGATTCAACGAAAATCTTGATTTCTTTGAGAGTGGAGCAGACTTTAGTCCAACTAGAAAAATTGATATTTAATTTATGTCTGACAAATTTGATTCTATCGATGATGCTCTTAACACTAAGTGTGAGATCGTTAAAACAGAAGGACAACCTACTGAACTAAAGGTTCCTGATAAAGGTTCTCAAGACCTCACAAAGGATTATGAATATACAAGAGCAAACTTATATTCATTGATCGAAAAAGGTCAAGAAGCGATCAATGGTATCATGGAACTTGCTGGAGAAGGTGGAAGTCCCAGAGCATATGAAGTTGCTGGACAACTTATCAAAAGTGTTGCAGATACAACAGATAAGTTAGTTGATCTTCAGAAAAAAGTAAAAGATCTTGAAGAAGATTCAACAACAAAGACCACTAATAATGTTACAAATAATGCATTATTTGTTGGATCAACATCAGATCTACAAAAACTACTAAAACAAGGTTTTCTAAATAATAGTAACTCAGACACTAATAATGAAAAAGTGTAAGCAGGGTTATTATTACTGCTATAAAGATGAAAAGTGTAAAAAGATTCCACTAGGATATCGTGTGGGTCTGGGTGGATGGCTTCGTCGTGAAAAAGAAGAAGAAGAGGATACGAAAAAAAATGGCAATGGAAATGGTGAGAATGGCAATGGAAATGGGAATGGGGAGTCTAATGGGGGCTCTGATGGCGGAGGAGTATCAGAAGAGTGGAGTGCAAAATATAAAAAATCTATCGATTGTAATAGTCCAAAAGGATTCTCTCAACGAGCACACTGTAGGGGTAGAAAGAAAGTGAACGAAGAAAAGAAAGATCACGAGTATTCCATGGCTCGTTCAGAACTCAAAACTATTAAGAACGCTGCTTCCCGTCTTGAAAAGAAAATGGGTAAAAAAGGTGAAGGTGAACTTAAGGCGTGGGTTCAATCAAAAATTACCAAGGCAGCAGATTACATTGACACTGCAGCAGATTATGTAACTAATGAAGAAACCATCACAGAAAAAAGAGATGGTAAATCTGCAAAGGATAAAGGATATTCTCTTCGTGATTGGTTTAAAGGTGGTGGTTGGAAACAAGCTGGTGGTAAATATGATGGAAAACCTTGTGCTAAACAACCAGGTCAAACAACTAAACCATATTGCCGCGATGCAGATGATCGTTCTGCAATGAGTAAAGATGAAAGAGATAAAAGAGCTGCTAAAAAGCGCAAAGAAG